CTATAACCCCGGTGGGCTTAATATCTATTATACCCGTAGAATAAACATCTGTCAAGTTTTATTTCATTTATTTGCAGGTCTTCCTTCTATATACTATATATAGGGATAATATAAGTATATTATGAAAAAAAGTTATAAAAAACTTGACAAGACTCAATATTACGGGTATACTATAGTATATACAGTTTAAATGACTAGGAAGTCTAAATGCCTGACAAACAACTAACCACCAAACAACAAGCGTTTCTTGATAATCTTACGACTTGTGGCGGAGATGTCAAACACGCAGCAGAACTAGCAGGCTACGCAGAGGGCACACATTACACAGTAGTTAAAGCATTGAAGTCTGAGATACTAGACATAGCTACAAACATACTGGCGCTCAATGCACCTAAAGCAGCTTCTAAGCTTATTCAGATTATGGATAGCCCAGAACCTATACCACAAGCTAACATGCGTATACAAGCTGCACAGCAAATTCTAGACCGTGTAGGACTAGGCAAAACAGAACGCCTAGATGTAAATGTAAGTTCTGGTGGGGGTTTGTTTGTTATACCCGCCAAGAAGGAGGTAGTGATAAATGGAGAATATACGGAGGTCGAGTAGCACCATACCGTTTGGTTATAAGCTAAATGATTCTAATAACCAAATGCTAGAGCCAGTACAAGAAGAACTAGACATGCTGGACAAGGTACTACCGCTTATAAGGGAAAAGACCCTAAGCCTCAGAGAAGGCAGCATGTGGTTGACCCACGAGACAGGACGCTCAATATCACACATGGGATTAAAGAAAATTGCAGAACAAAGAAAATGATTGGGACATCAACCCCGAAAATTACCTAACTGACGAAGAAGGTAACTTTAAGCTCAGAGCTGACGGAACTCCCCGCAAGAAAGGTGGAAGACCAAAAGGCTCAAAGGGCAGAGGGTACACATACCACTCAGAAACAAAAGCAAAACAAGTAGCAAAGCGCAGCGTAAGAGACAAAGAAAAGAAACTCAAGTCAGCGCAGAACAAAATAGATAATTACAAGAAGTCTATAAAGAAAACTAAAAAGACTCTTAGCAAGCTCGAAAACGAGGATGAATCAAAACTCGTAAGCGCCGAAGAGCTGGACAACATCCCCGCTTCATTAAAAGCAGAAGCAGTACAGGATGTTATCTTCAAGGCTAACGAAGGCCCACAGGAAGACTTTCTTGCAGCAGGTGAGACAGACGTACTGTACGGAGGAGCCGCAGGAGGAGGTAAGTCATATGCTATGCTTATTGACCCTTTACGCTTTGCTCACCGTCCAGCCCATAGAGCATTGATTATTCGACGCTCTATGCCTGAACTGCGAGAACTTATTGACAAGAGTCGGGAGTTGTATCCAAAAGCATTTCCCGGCGCTAAGTACAAAGAAGTAGAAAAGCTCTGGATATTTCCAAGCGGAGCAAAGATGGAGTTCGGGTTCTTGGAGCGTGATGCAGATGTATACCGCTATCAAGGTCAAGCATACAGCTTCATAGGCTTTGACGAGATTACACATCTTCCCACAGAGTTTGCTTGGAACTACTTAGCTTCACGACTACGTACTACAGACTCAGAGATTGAGACGTACATGCGTTGTACAGCTAACCCCGGCGGTTCGGGGGCTAACTGGGTAAAGAAAAGATACATAGACCCAGCGCCACCCAATGAAAGCTTTAGGGGCGCAGATGGTCTAACAAGAAAGTTTATACCGGCTAGATTACAGGATAACCCCTACCTAGCTAAAGACGGACGATATGAGCAAATGCTAAACGCTCTACCGCCCACACAACGCAAACAGTTGTTGGACGGTAACTGGGATGTTGCAGAAGGCGCAGCATTCACAGAGTTTAATCCATTTGACCATGTAATTACACCCTTTGAGATTCCAATACACTGGGAACGCAGTAAGGGAATTGACTACGGGTATGCATCAGAAAGTGCATGTGTATGGGGCGCAGTTGACCCAAGTGACGGTACACTGATTATATATCGTGAACTGTACCGCAAAGGTTTGTTAGGCACTGACCTTGCAAGCATGATTACAGAGATGGAGTATGAAGACCCCTTCTCGGTAGCAGGAGTGCTCGATACAGCGTGTTGGAGCCGAACAGGTACTACAGGCCCAACAGTAGGAGAAACCCTTCAGAGAGCCGGACATAAGCTCAGAAGGGCAGACAAAAACAGAATACAGGGAAAGATACAGATTCACGAATACTTGAAGCTCAAGCAAAGCGGTAGGCCCAAAATACAAATATTTAATACATGTCCTAACCTGATACGCGAGCTTCAAAGTATTCCACTAGATAAGTCTAAGCCAGAAGACGTAGATACGAATGCATCAGACCACGCATACGATGCACTAAGATACTTAATAATGGCTAGACCACGTATCAATGATACAATAAACCAACTTAGACAGTTTAGAAGAGAATCACATTTTAATCCGTCTGACTCAACATTTGGATATTAATTGATGACCGAAGAAAACGAATCATACGAAAACGCTGATTACCTCTACTTCGAGCCTGAAGAAACAGCGGGCGGTCTTGAAATGGACTTAGAAGAAGATGTACGCAATCGTTTTGTCGGCTTAGTAGAAGACCGTTACGCCTCTGCTGAACAGGCACGAGACTTCGACGAAACGCGCTGGCTCAAAGCCTATCACAACTTCCGAGGAATTTACAACAAGAATGTTCGTTTTCGTGAAAGCGAAAAGTCAAAAGTATTCGTAAAAGTAACTAAGACCAAAGTATTAGCAGCCTTCGGCCAGCTAGTAGACGTTATCTTTGGCACCGGTCAGTTTCCTATTGGTGTACGCGAAACACAACTGCCCGAAGGTATTGCAAAGTATACACACCTAGAAGCTGGCGGAACTGGAATAGAAACCAGCGCACCGTCTTATAAAGAACCCGCAGAAGAAAAAGAAGCAGAAGGCCCTAAGCCTATCTCTCCATACGATGTTGGTTACGCTGGAGACGGTCGTGATGAGCCACTAAAAGCAGGCGCAACACTAACAGCAACTAAAGATGTACTAAGCGTAGCAATAGAAGAAGCAGGAATACAGTTTGCAGAAGGAGCTTCACCAGACCCACAAGTGCTAGAGCGTTCTCCGGCTAAAGAAATGGCACGGAATATGCAGACACTAATACACGACCAGATTGAAGAATCCGGCGGCTCTAGTGAATTGCGTAACGCATTACTAGAAGCAGCACTATTCGGAACTGGTATCGTAAAAGGCCCTTTCAACTATAACAAGACGCTTAGCCGTTGGACAGTTGATGAGGATGGAGAGCGAAGCTATGACCCACTTGAAGTTCGTGTTCCTCGTATTGAGTTTGTAAGTATCTGGGACTTTTTCCCAGACCCTAGTGCAACTTCTATTGAAGATTGTGAGTATATTGTACACCGCCACAAAATGAATAAATCTCAGTTGAGAGCGCTAACAAAAATGCCTTTCTTCAACAAAGATGCAATTCGTGGTTGTTTGCAGATGGGGCCTAATTACAATGAAAAAGATTACGAGCACGAACTAAAAGACGACCAAAGAACAGAAGACTACGGTGCTGCACAGTTTGAAGTTTTAGAATATTGGGGAATAATGGATGCTGAATATGCCAGAGAAGTAGGAATGGCACTACCCGATGAGGTTGATGATTTAGATGAAGTGCAAGTTAATGCTTGGGTTAGTAATGGTAAGTTGCTACGTGGGGTTGTTAATCCATTTACTCCATACCGACTCCCATACAATGCCTTTCCTTACGAGCGTAATCCTTATTCTTTCTTCGGTATTGGCGTTGCTGAGAATATGGACGACTCTCAACAAATAATGAATGGTCACGCACGTATGGCTATCGACAACCTCGCACTTGCAGGCTCGTTAGTCTTTGACGTAGATGAATCAGCCCTAGTGGGTGGACAGAGCATGGATATTTATCCCGGCAAAGTATTCCGCCGTCAGGCTGGAATGCCCGGTCAGGCTATTCATGGTGTCAAGTTTCCGAACACTTCGCAAGAAAATATGATGATGTTCGATAAATTCCGACAGTTAGCTGACGAACAAACTGGCATTCCAAGTTACTCCCACGGTCAGACAGGCGTACAAAGTATGACCAGAACTGCATCGGGCATGAGTATGTTGCTAGGTGCAGCGTCATTAAACATTAAAACAGTTATTAAAAACATTGATGACTTCTTGCTAAAGCCTTTGGGCGAAGCATACTATCAGTGGAACATGCAGTTCTTTGAGGGTGAGCTGGATATTCAGGGCGACCTTGAAGTACGTGCAATGGGCACAAACAGCTTAATGCAAAAAGAAGTGCGTAGTCAACGACTGACTATGTTTCTTCAAACTGCACAAAACCCTGCGATTGCACCGTTTGTTAAAATCTCTAAGATTGTTAGTGAGTTGGCTTACAGCCTTGACCTTGACCCCGATGAGATTCTTAACGACCCTGAAGAGGCAGCAATCATGGCACAAATCATAGGAGCACAGAATGTTGGACAAGGAAATGGCGAACCGACTGGGGCCGCTGGTCAACAACCCGGAGCTATGGGGGGCCTTGAAGGAGCACCTCAACAACCTCCGGAACTTGGAGCTACAGGGACTGGCGGTGGTAACATCGGAACTGGAACTGTACCGCAAGCAGGGGAAAGCGAGTTCACTGGCTAACCTAATGAACTTAAAAGAACAGGCAACAGAAGCTAAACAACGAATTGAGGAACAACAATGAAAGTACCTAAACTAAAATATGCAGTAGGCTCAGTAGCTCAAGCAGCAGCAGAGGGAGCTGATTCTTTGTTGTCCGAAGCTCGTAAAGATGTAGTGGCTGCCCGTGAACCAGAGCCTGCCATGCCTAAGGAAGTAGAAGAAATGGCAGAAGCCGTATCTAAGGTACAGGGGAGTGCAGAAGCAGAAGCACCCCCAGTTGTAGAGACAAATCTAAAAGACACTACTAAGCTTGTAAACTCTTTTGAGTTTCAAGGCGGCAATAAAAAAATGGATAAAGCATTTATTATAGAGTCTTTGGGCGAAGTAGCCGACTCTCCTATTGTTGAGTCTAAGCAATCTATTGCTGAGTTTATTACTGACCTTCACCGTGTACAGTTGGAGCAAGAGTCTAAGCCCTTACTATCTCCTAAAGACTTTAAAAAGTTGACTAGCTTTGCAAGCACTGAAGAGCGCATGGAAAAGAAAGAAGGCGGTGAAGTATCTGACGTAGATAAATACATTAGTCTATACGGACAAATGGAACAGTCTATGGACAAAGCAGAAACCCCTGAAGATAAAAAAGCAATTTATGAGCGTTGGTCTGAGGTAGAAAAAACATTTGACGGTAATATTATTAGTGCTGCTTTACAGAAGATGGATTCTGAAAGTGAAGGACGAGAAGGTAAATTTATAGGCGGTCTACTCGAAGAAGTTATAGAAAAAGTAACATCTTCTAAAGGAACTACTACTGAGCCTGTAGGTCAAGAAGCCGAAGCAAGCATAAGCAACCTTGAAGGCCCTGACCCAATTTCTGCGGCTAACAATGCTCCAATTTCTAATACAGGCTTTGCAGAAGGTGGTTCACTAATGGCTCCCGATATGCCTGTAGATACTTATGATAATATACCACCAGAAGAAATGGAAGCTGTAAGGGCCACACAACTTCCAGACGATGAGATGGAAGACGAGTACGCAGGATTCGTGTTAGACGAAGCGTTGTCTCCTGACGACCAAGATTATTTAATAAATGCTCTCGAAGGCGATGAGCGTTTAGGGCAAATCTTTGATAACATCATGGATATTGCCGGAGAATTTGCTGGTGAGGGAGCTGTAAAAGGCCCCGGTACTGGCACATCAGATTCGATACCCGCAAGGTTGTCGGATGGTGAATTTGTTTTCACCAGAAAAGCAACTGACCAAATAGGCACAGAAAAGCTTCAGACTATGATGGATGATGCTGAACGTGCTTATGATGGCGGTTTAATGAAAAAGTACGCAGGCGGTAACATACTTGATGGCGTTATGGATATGGAAGACCCTGATGAAGGAGTCCATAATCAAATGCTAAGCTCGAATGCAATGCCTAGTGTACGAAACCGATAAGGCCACCCGCAAGGCCCCTTATCATTAACTTTTAACCTAGAGGCCACCTTGTAGTATCAAGCCCTATTCTTCAGTCGCGAGTTGAATAGCTACCTTGAAAAGACGACAAGCCCCAAAAGGAGTGCGACATGACTGACTTACAAGAAATAGAAGAAGAAGTAGCAAACCCATACAATATGCACAAAGATTGGCATGATGTAGAAGACCAACCATTTGAAAGTGCTGATGGTGTTTACTACGAAAAGAAAGCTAAGAAGGCCACCCGAAAGGCCCCTTCTGAAGAAGAATCTGCTACAGATTACAAGAAGCGATACGATGACTTAAAAAAACATTACGATACTAAGATTAACGAGTTTAAACAGAAAGAACAAGAACTTCAAGCCGAAGCTCGAATGACACAGCAAGTTGAACAGGCCGTTCGTCACGAGGAACAAGTAGAAGAAGTTCAGGACGAGTATGTAGAAACAGCACCCGCTGTAGAGTCTGATGATAGACTTTCAGCACTTGATGAGCGTGAAGCTAGGATTGCACGAAAAGAGGCTGAAATGACTCTGAGTTCAGCACATCCTGACTTTTCAGAAATACGGCAAAGTGATGAGTTCCACGAGTGGGCTAAGTCACAGCCAGAAGCAATTCAAGACTGGGTATACAATAATCCTAATAACGTAGACTTGGCGGTCAAAGCTATCGACCTTTACAAACTGGAGTCAGGTTTAAATGCTCAAAATTCTTCCAGTAAGAAAGTACAGTCGCAGCCTGTGTCACCATCGGCAGCAGACATGGTTTCAACTAAAACAAAAGCCGTGAATGCTAACGAGCCGAAGGTATGGACACAACGGGAAATTGCTGCACTGTCTATGGATGATTATGATAAATATGAAAAAGAAATCGATTCAGCCATAATTGAAGGCAGGGTAGTAGCTTAATAACTATTGTCTTAAATAAAAGGAAAAATAATCATGGCTAATAACGTATCAGACCAGTTTTTTAGAGAAGGTAGTAACAGTAACTTTGGCACCAGCACTAACTTTATGCCTGCTATTTACTCGAAGAAGGTTCTTAACTTCTTCCGTAAAGCTTCCGTTGCTGAAGCAATCACTAACACTGACTATGCAGGTGAGATTTCTGCATACGGTGATTCTGTAAAAATCATTAAAGAACCCACCATTACTGTACATCAGTATGAGCGTGGCGCTGACACAACTGCAACTGCACTGACCGACACCGAAGTAACTTTGGTTGTTGATATTGCTAACGCCTTTAAGTTCATCGTAGACGACATCGAAACTTCAATGTCTCACGTAAACTTCAAGGAAGTAGCTGCTTCATCTGCTGCTTACGCTTTGCGTGATGCATTCGATGCTGGCGTACTCGCTACTATGGAAGCAGGTCTAAGCGCTTCTTCTCCTGACCACATCATCGGTGGCGACACTACTGCTTCAGCCGCTTCTGGCGTTCTGACCGGTACTGACGCTGTTGGTCTACAACACGCAGGAACTGACCCTCTAGATGTTCTGGCTCGTATGGCTCGTCTGCTTGATGACCAAAACGTACCAGAAGAAGGTCGCTGGGTTGTAGCTCCTCCTGTATTCTACGAAGAGCTGTCTCAGTCTGACTCTAAGCTCTTGTCAGTAGATTTCAACGGTGGTCAAGGTTCTATCCGTAATGGTCTAGTAAGCTCTGGTAAGCTTCGTGGATTTAGCATGTACAAGTCTAACAACATGACTGGACTTGTTGCTAACGCTGACGGCCTTATTCTTGGCGGTCACATCTCTGCGGTATGTACTGCACAGACTATCACCAGCACTGAAGTCATTCGTGACCCAGACAGCTTCGGTGACATCTGTCGTGGTCTGCACGTATACGGCGCTAAGGTTCTTCGACCTGAAGCTCTCGTTGGTGCATACTTCAACGTAGCATAAGCTGTAACCTAATAAGTGCGGGGGCTGTAAAAGGCCCCCAATCTTTAACAAATTTAAAGGCAAAATAAACTATGGCAACATCATACTTAGAGTTGACTAATGAACTTCTTAGAGAACTTAATGAAGTTCCGTTAGATTCAGGTAACTTTAGTACAGCTATTGGTGTTCAAGGACACGTAAAAGATGCTGTAAATAAAGCTTACTTTGATATTATTAATGATGAACCTCAGTGGCCTTTTTTATCTGCTGGCGAAAGCGGCGAAGTAGACCCCATGTACGGAAACGTATATGTTGAAACTGTCGTAGGTCAGAGATTTTATGAATTAAAACCCGCTAGTGATTCAATTAAAACAGACTATGGTTCAATAGACTGGGATAATTTTTATGCAACTACTGTGGGCGTAGCTGGCGAAACAGCACCTTATACTGGAAAAAATCTTAGGTTTATGACCACCGAAGCTTGGAAAACATTTAGACGAGTTTCAGAAAACCTAGACGATGCAGACAGTCAAACCTTTGGTGTTCCTGATAGTGTAATTAGAAGTCCTGATTCACGTAAGTTCGGACTTAGCCCCATACCTGATAAAGTGTATCGCGTGTGGTTCTATGCTTGGAATCTCCCAACAAAATTTACCAGTTATAGTGACGAGATAGTATTTCCTGAAATGTATACTACAGTTCTATTAGCTAGAGCACGTTATTATATTTGGCAGTTTAAAGATAATCCACAGGCCGCTTCATTTGCAATGGACGACTATAGAAAGGGATTACGCAGTATGCGCTCAAACCTTATTGAAGCCGCACCAACCACAATTAAAGATGACCGAGTGAGATTCATATAATATGGCAGCTTCACAACCTTTTGGTTTCTCTTGCAAGGGTGGTTTAAATACCAACATAAGCAAGATAGAATTGCTTAGTCAGCCCGGAATTGCAACAAAGTTGCTTAATTTTGAGGTTGACCCCGATGGTGGCTATCGCCGTGTCAGCGGGTTTACAGCTTATGGAGCAGGCTCAGCAGCAAGGCCCAACGGAGCAAACTCTGTACTGGGCATCAAAACTTACGCAGACGGCGTTGTAGTATGTAGCGGAACAGACATTTTTTTTAGCAATGACGGAGTCACTTGGCTTCAAATAAACCGTGCCGGTGTCCATAGTAGTGGCGACAACTACACAACTTTTACAGGCCGTTCAGCATTAGCTAGAACTAATCAAGGTCAATCTTCTATCGACATCTACGAAGGTAGTAAATCCGTATACGGTGAAATAGTAATCTGTGACGGAGCAAATAAGCCTTATTATTTTTACATGACAGGTACAGGCGCATTAAACACCCGTACTTTTTTTGCAGAAGAAATTACAGTATCAAGCACAGAAGCTCCTATAGTCGGAACAGTACACAGTAATCACTTTGTAGTGGGCGGAACAGCAGAAAATCCCAACCAAGTATATTATAGCCATCTACACGAAATGAATAACTTTACAGGTGCAGGAGCAGGTGAGATACGCTTAGCAGATAAAATCATAGGTCTTAAAAGCTTTCGTGGTGACTGCATTGTATTCTGTAAAAATAGTATTTATAAATTAATAAATATTGAAGCTAACGATGCAACCACTGCAATTGTTCCAATCACAAAAAATGTAGGCTGCATAGATGGACAAAGCATTCAAGAAATTGGAGGCGACCTTGTATTTTTAAGTCCCGATGGTGTTAGAACACTTGCGGGTACTGCAAGAATTGGAGACGTTGAGCTAACATCTGTAAGCAGAAACATTCAAAGAATTTTAAGTAACATTGCAGACAACATAAATACTTATACTGTTTCAAGTGTTGTGTTGCGTTCTAAGTCTCAATATCGTTTGTACTATTCAAACCCTACTGAAGGCGGGGCATTTGCAAAAGGAATTATTGGAACCTTTACGGGCCAAGGATTTGAATGGTCTGAAACAGAAGGAATTGAAGCACCTGCTGTAGATAGTGGTTTTTTGTACAGCGGTGTTGAGCAAATCATACACGGAGATACAAAAGGTTATATTTATAATCACGATGTAGGTAATTCTTTTAGTTATCAAGGAACACTAGAAGATATTAAAGCTGAGTATGAAACTCCTTACTTAGACTTTGGTGATATGGGTACACGAAAGACTTTGCAATATGCTAAAATATCTGTAACTCCTGATGCAGGAGCTGGTGGTTTTTCACAGCCTACACTAAGAGTTAAGTTTGATTTTGAAGACGCTAACATTCAACAGCCTTTACCTTATACTTTTCCAGAAATCAGAGGTGGTGCGTTCTTTGGTGATGCTGTGTTTGGAGACTCATATTTTGGTTCGGCAGAAAGCCCACTTATAAGACAACCTATTCAGGGGAGTTGCTATACGTCAAACTTTTCTATAAACAGTGACGACCAACTTCAACCCTACACAATTAACGGTTTATACATAAACTATGTTCCCGCAGGCAGGAGATAATTAGATGGCAGGCACAAGCTACACAAGACAAAGTACAATTACAGACGGTAATCTTATTACTGCTTCTCTTTTTAATAATGAGTATAATCAGCTTTTAAATGCTTTTGTATACTCTTCAACGGGAACTACGGGCCACACGCACGATGGTACTGCTGGTCAAGGTGGTGCAATTGGAAAGATTGGCGACCAAGATTTTAAAAACAAAATAGAAATCAGCGCGACTAATAATCGTATTGAATGCTATATAGAAGTTGGCGGTTCGCCTGTTGAACAGCTTCGTATTCAAGACGGAGCTATTGTACCTGTAACTGATAGTGATATAGACCTTGGAACAACTTCTTTAAGATTTAAAGATGCTTTTGTAGATAGCTTGACTGTAACTGGTGTTGTTACTGCTACAGGATTCACAATAGGCTCAGCAGTTATTACTGAAGCAGAACTAGAAATCCTAGATGGCAAAACATTCTTGGACGAAGATGACTTGGTTTCTGATAGTGCTACAGGCATTCCATCACAACAGTCTGTAAAAGCTTACGTAGACGCACAGGTTACTGCACAAGACCTAGACCTAACTGACGGCACAACAAGCATCTCAATTGATTTAGATTCAGAAGCTTTAAGTGTTTTGGGTGGAACCGGCATAACCTCTACTGCAAGCGGCAATGGCGTAACACTAGCAATAGATAGCACTGTAGCCACGCTTACAGGCTCTCAGACGCTCACCAACAAAACTCTTACTGCTCCTGATGTAAATACGCCTGACATTGATGGCGGTACTATTGACGGTACTATTATTGGTGGCACAACAGCCGCAGCAGGTTCATTTACTACTGTAGATGCTACAGGAAACATTACAGTAGGAGGCACAGTAGATGGCCGTGACGTTGCTGCTGATGGCACTAAGCTTGATGGTATTGAGGCTTCAGCAGATGTAACAGACACTACAAACGTAACAGCCGCTGGCGCACTAATGGATTCTGAAGTAACTAACCTTGCACAGGTTAAGGCTTTTGATTCTTCAGATTACGCTACAGCCGCACAAGGTACTACAGCAGATGCTGCGTTGCCTAAAGCTGGTGGTGCTATGACTGGAGCTATCACAACCAACAGCACCTTTGATGGCCGTGATGTTGCTACAGATGGCACAAAGCTAGACGGCATTGAAGCCTCCGCAGACGTAACAGACACAGCTAACGTGACAGCCGCTGGTGCATTGATGGACAGCGAGCTAACGTCTATCGCATCGGTTAAGGCTCTCAACCAAGGTGTTGCTACTACCGACAGCCCTACGTTTGCAGCAGCTACAGTCACAGGAGACTACTCATCTACTACATTAGGAACAAGCAACCTAAGACTAGGTGTCAACGCAGGTAACAGCATTGTTAGCGGTGGTAATTATAATACTGTCGTAGGCGATGAAGCAGGTACTGCGATTACTACTGGTGATGGCTTAACTTTTGTTGGGTATGCGGCAGGTTCATCTGCAACAACATCAACAGATTCTGTAGGAATTGGAGAACACGCTCTAGATGATTTAAC